CAGGTTCTCGCTGTCCTCGGTGAGCAGCGCCTCGCTGTCCTCGGTCAACAGGTTGACACCAGCGCCACCGGACAGCGGCAACGTCACAAAGCGCTGATTGCGCGAGCGCACCGTGATCGCACCAGTGCGCGACACGTACACCGAGCCACGCTCTGACGACGCCACCGAGCGCAGGTAGTCGAGCGCCGTCCGGTTGTTCGGCAAGTACGGACCCATGCGCGTCTTGCCGTCACCGTCGATCACGGCGATGGGCTGTGCGCCGAGCCCACTGTCGAACAGCGCTTGGTTGGCGTGCAGGCCGAGACTGTCGTTGTTCGGATAGCCGAGCGCCACCGTGCCGGCCTCGTAGTGCGACTGGAACGTCGCAGTGCTCGGCGCCGTCGACCACCAGGCGACATGGGCAAGCGCGCCACGCACCTTGCTCGTGTCGTCGTGGCCGCCATCGTTGAGCAGCTGCACGACGTTGTCGTCAGTGACGGCGGCGAGCGTGCCGGCCGTGAGCGTCCACTGCTTGACCTGCTGACCGTTGACGATGGCGTACAGGTTCGTCGAGTCGGCACGCAGCGCCAGGTGCGACCACGCAGCGTTGTCCAGTTCGAGGCCGTCGCCCAACGTCTGCGTGTTGTAGTACTTGCTGTCGGTGGCGTTGCTGTAACGGATGTTGACCAGCCCGCCGCCCGACGTCGTGGTGCCCATCACCCAGATGTACGACGTCGACGCCGCGTACACCTGCACCGATGCGCCGGTTGCCGCCGCCGTGCCGGGCCGCACCCACATCGACATCGCCTTGGGTGCCGACGCCACCGCCGACCAGCGCCACGACGTGCCGTAGATCGTCGCATCGCCGTCGTCGGTTGGAGCGATCAGCGCACTGTCACCGCCGAGCGGTGCGCCCATCCCGGTCGTCAGGCTCGGCAGGACGCGCGTATTGCCCGATGCCGGTGCCACGCCGAACCGGTTCGCGATGACCGTGTCGCCGACCGTTTCCAGCAGACTGCCGTCGGGCTCCAACGACTGCATCGGCAGGTAGCCGACCGGGTTCGCCTCGAGCACCTTCGACTCGTAGTACGAGCCGGGGAGCTGGGCCTGCTCCATGAACCGCGTGGCGTCGACGCACGGCACGACAGCGACCGCCTCGTTCGGCGGTACGTAGCGCTGCGGCCAGCCGGTGATGAACCCGCGATACATCGTCTCGTCGCCCGACCCGGTATCGGCCATCACGCGCACCGGCACCATCGGGTTCAGGTCGCCGAAGTACGTGCCAGCGCTGTACGACGGATCGAACAGCCGGCCACGGTTGTTGAGCGTGATCGTCGCCGTGCCGGGGCCGAACTCGCCGAACTCGTCGGACTTGCCCCGGTTGATCGACACGCTGCGCACGTGCGTCGTGATGTCGGTCCACGTCGGCGTCGCGTTCCACGCGTAGCCGAACGCCGCTTCGATGGTGAACGTGACACCGACAACGTTCGTCCAGAAGCTCATGCCGCGATCCTTGACCCGCCCGTCCGGTAATACGAGTTGACTGCGTCGACCACCGTGCGGCCGATCTGCACCGGGTCACCGACGCCGGTCTGCACCGTGATGTTGAACACTGGCGCGCCCATGCCGCCCGACGGCAGCGGCGAGCTACCAGGCGTGCGGTTGAGCGGGATGACCGCCTCGGGTCCAGCCTCGCCAATCAGCGCCATCGTCGGGCGCGTCACGATGCCGCCGGTAGCGCCTCGCGGAACACCGAACAGCACGTCACCGAGTTGCTGGTTGAAGCGCACGCCGGCACTGCCGAGCGCGCCGGCTTGCAGGTTGAACCGCACCTGCACCTCGCGAGCACGGGTCAGCTCGGCGATCTTCCACGTCGCCAGGTCGAACTCGCCCTGGTCGATCAGCGTCAGGATCTCGGCCTGCGTGCTGGCCGGCACTCGGCCGAGCTGCTCGATGAGGCCGAGCACTTCGGTCTTGGCGTCGATGATTGACTGCTGGTAGTCGCGCTGCTTCGCCTCGGCGTCGGCGGCGCCCTCGACGCCCGCCGTGTACGCGTCGACGGCAGCCTGCTCGATGTCATCGAACGCCTGCTGCACGCTCAACGAGTCCGACTGGATGCTCAACAACTCGTCGGTGTACGAGCGCCACGCCGCTTCGAGTTCGCGCACCTTGCGCTCGACTCGGCCAATGTCGGCCGCCTGCTGCACCAGTGTGTCACCAGCCTTATTGGTGGTGCGATCGGCGTCGCTCACCCATCGGTTGTACGCCTGCCACGACGTCGTGGTGTCGTACAGAACTGGCACGAGCTCGAGGTCGAGGATCTTACGCAATTCGTCGTGCGACGCCCCTGCGTCCCTGGCGGCCTTGAACGCCTCGAGCGTTTCGTCGCTCACGTTCTTGATGTTGCCCGGCAGGTATTGCGTCACCTTGGCGATGAGCTGCAATGGGCCAGCCCACTCGCCAAGCACTGCCGCCAGGTCGAGTAGTCGCAGCCGATCGGCGACCTCGAGTACCGCCGTCAGGCCCTCGGCCGCCTCTGACAGCGCCGGCACCAGCGCTTGACCAAGTTCAGCCTGCGCATCTTTGAAACGGGCGGCGAGCACGCGCTGCTGATTGGCAAGGCTGTCGGACGTGCGTGCAAAGTCGCCGGCGGTGTCGGCAGTGTCTCGCATGAGCAGGCCGTAGCGCGCCTGCACCTTGATCGACTCGGTCAGCTCGGCCTTTGTGCGAATCAGGCCCGTCTCGAGCGCGAACTGCTCGACGGCCGCTGCGCTCACGTCCTTGCCGTAGCGTCGGATCGGCTCCGTCTCGCCGGCCAGCGTCGACTGGAACACCTGCGCTGCCGTTGCGAGGTCGAGGTTCATGACCGACGCGAAGTCGGCGACACGGGTCGTTAGATCCTCGATGACGCCCGCAACGTCGCCGCCAGGTCCAGCGACCTTCGTGGCGAAGCCGGCGAACTGTACGGCGAGCGAGTTGAACTCGGAGCGCGCCAGACCGAACGACTTGGCTGAGTTGTCGCCGATGTCGAGCACCGCATCGGCGGCGCCCTTGAACGTCACCCTGACGGCGTTGACGGACTCCTCGAGGTCGGTCGCAGCGTCGACCGCCGTGCGGCCGAACTGCACTGCCGCCGCCGCACCGATGCCGGCGATGGCGCCCTTGGCGAGTACGCCGAACTGTGAGAACTTCGACGATGCCGTCCCGGTCGTCTTGTCGACCTGCCCGTCGACCTTGCGGAGCTCGGTGACGGCCTGGCCGGCGTCGGCCCGCACGATGGCGTTGAAGATCGCGTTGTACTGGTTCGCCATCGTTCAGCCCCTCACCGGTACGACTCGGTCAACAAGCGCAGGTCGCGCACCGACTGGCGGCGCGTCACGTCGGGCGGCCACTGGAACTGCTTGGCCGCCCACACGATCAGGTCGTCTCCGGTGCGTCCACCGCTTTTGGGTCAGGGATGCCGTCCGTGAACACCTCGGCCACGTTCGGCGCCGTCTCGACGGTGAACAGCGACACGATCACCTTGGGCGTGATCGGGTCGGGCAGGGCGACGCCGGCGAGACGTGCGCACGCTTCGGCCAGGAGCACTGAAGCCTTGGCGTGACGCATCGGATTGCCGGCAACCTCCCACCACTGCAAACCCGTGGCGTCCTGGATCTTGGCGTACTCGTCGAGCGGCACGTCCTCCACGTCGACCTTGGCAGTCTCGTGGGTGAAGTAGATCGGCATGGGGCGGTTCAGCCTTTCCAGACTTTGACGAGTTGACGGGTGGTGATCTCGTAGTGCTTCTGTGCTGCGATCGCCGGCGCACGGTCCATCGCTTGACGCCACGGCCGACCGATTGACCGGTGGCCGGGGTGAATCGCCCACTGGCGATACCCGATGCCGCCGCCGAGCCGGATCGGCGAGTTGCCCGACAGCTCGAGGTCGCGCAGGAACGAACGGCGACGGCTTGTCACGCTGCCCTGCTTGATGCGTGGCCCGATGCCCGATTGCCGGCGATACCGCCCGGCGATGAGGTGTCGTGTCGAGCCTTCTTCAACGATGCGCCAGAAGCCGGGCGGGTTGCCTCGCACGAACCCGACACGTCGTTGACCGTTGCCCTGCACCCGCGACCCGGCAGACAGCACGACGCGGTCGCCGTTCGACCCACGCAACGCAAAGCGTCGACCGGTGCGACGAACCTCATCGCGCACGGCGAATGTCATCGGCAGAACGACGTCACCGGCAGCACGGCCAGCGGCGGTGCCGAGCTGGCCGATGACGTCGTCGAGCTGCGACAGCGGGCGAACCCGCGCCACGACTAGCCGACCTTCGTGACCGCCGAGGCCGCCTGGAAGTCGCCGCTGATCGTGATGGCGCCGTCGACCGACGACGACACCGAGAAGTCGAACAGCGCCGTACCGAACCAGTACTGACCGGTCGCCGACGTCGTCGGGTAGAGGTAGAACTTCCGCGCCACGCCATCAGCGGCGGCGGTGTACACCTGAGCCGTCGCGTCGTCGTAGAAGCCGGAGAACGAACCCGAGGCGTCGGGCAGGCCGGCCACGTACACCTTGTTGGTGTCGCCGAACGCCGTGACCTCTGCGTTGTCGACGGCGAACTGGATGTCCCAGTTGTTCAGGAAGGCGATCGGCTCGGCAGTGCCGCCCGACGTGATGTTGACGTAAAGCCGCCCGTTGCGACCGTGGAGACGTGCCATCTTTGTGCTCCTTGCTTGTTGGCACTGGAAGGCCGACTAGGCGGCCGCTGGAAATGCCCGAACGCCGTCCACCATCCGCAACAGACGTGCGGCGGTGTTCTTGAACGTTCGGGCACCGATCGCTGCTCGGGCGGCAGCAGCGGCGGTAGTGCACTCGTCGGGGTGCGTGAGCGCCCAGGCGAGCAGATCGGAGAACTCATCGACCTCGGTAAAGGTCGGCAACATCGGGAACAGCTCGTCGCCTTCGCCGCGTGGCTCACGCAGGAAGAAGGTGCCGGTGGCGGCGAGCTCGACTTCGCGTGGCCCCATCGCCCAGCCGTCAGCCGTGCCGGCCTCGCTGGTTTCTTTGCGATACAGGTTCGCCGACACCTTCACCGAGCGGTACATCTCGGCGGTGTCGTTGTTCGCCATGCACAGCCCACGCTCGTGCAGCAAGAACGGCATGATCGGCGAGTCGTCGTCGACGAACTGCCAGTTGCCGGCGAGCGCCACCGACGACGTCGGCCACGTCACGTCCTCGAAGAACTCGACGCGGCTCGGGAAGCCGGTCCCGACGAACCCGAAATCCCACGTCGGCACGTTGCGGTTGCCGTGGTGGATCTGCGGGTCATACGAATGCGGGAAGTAGTGCGTCTGCGGGTTGACCTCGGCGCGGAACTGCTCGAGGTTCTTCGGGTCGTTCAACACGACAAGGTCGGCGTAGCGCGCCGGGCGTGCCTGCCGGTCGTCCTCGTACGGCGACTCCGTTGCCCAGTAGACGACGGTGTGCGGGCGCATCTTGAGCACCGCCCAGATCTTCGGCGGGATGAAGAAGCCCGACACGACGATGACGACGTCGGGCCACCACTCGTACAGCACGGCCTCGAGGCCGATCGCTGCCATGTGTGCGGCAGTGTCACCGTCGAACGCCTGCACCCACTCGTCGTCGCGCTTGACGTGCGCGCCGGCGTAGAACGTCATGCGGTCATCGAGGTTGAACATCCCGACGTCGGCGCCGCACTGCTTGAGTCCCTTGGCGAGCCCTTGGTACACGTCGCTCACCGAGAAAGTTCGGGCCCGGATGGACCACGAGAACCCGCATCACACCTTCCTACGGTTTGTCGTCACGCCAGGACACTCACGTTGACCTCGGCCACCAGCACCGACATGGCGTCAGTGCCGACCGAGCGGAACCCGAAACCGGACACGTCGACCACGGCGCAGTCGTCGACCGAACCGCCGAGCGACGTGTCGTACTGGATTGCCGTGATGACCGCTTCGATCAGCGCCTCGATCGTCACGTTGCCCGACGCCCAATCACTCGACGCCGCCACCTCGCAACGGATCGGGAAGGTGAACTCGCGCGTCACGTTGCCGAGCGCGTCGGGCACCCACCGATCAGGGAAGCCCACAACGACCGCAGGATGGTCGACGCTGGCGAGCTCGTAGCGATACACGTTGGCCGTCGTCACGCCCGTCACGGCGGCCGACAGACGGGTGTACAGCGCCCCCCGCACCGTTGACAGCGATGCCATCAGGCCACCAGGAACCGGCCGTCACCGGCTCGACCCGTCATGTACGGCTGCAACAGTGACTCGATATCGGACAGCCGGCGAATCGGCAGCGAGCCGAACTCCGACGAGATGGTCGAACCGCCAGGCGTGTCGACCAAGTACATGAGGCGCTGCGCGTAGTACAGCGTCGCCTGCACGACCTCGTCGGGCACCGCCGTCCAGCCCCACTTCGCCGTCACCTGCACCGACGGGCGGGCGTTGCGCGTCGGGAACCATCGCGTATCGGTCGCTTCGATCGCCGTCGTCGGCCAGCCGGTGCGCCCGTTCTGCCCAATGCTGTTGTGCGGCAGCTCTTGGTAATCCGACGCCGACCAGGTCGTCGAGTACGTGCCGTCGTCGGCCTCGTCGGTCTTGACGGCCGTGACATCCCATGCGTCGTCGATCTGGACGAGCGTGTAGTGCGTCGGCTGGTAGATGCGCGTCGTGGCGTTCGTGTCGGCGTAGAACCGGCGACCGCACTTCGAGTCCACCCACCGCGAAGCGTTCGTGATGTGCGCCGTCAGCACGGCGTCGCTCGGGTTGGTCGAGATGGTGCGCCCGATAAACGTCTTGAAGTCCGACAGCGTGGTGTACTCGTTCGCCATTACGCCGCCTTTCGGATCACGCCCAGGCCGTAGCAGCCGGCGACGAACTCAGCCGACGCGACACCTTCGGCCTCGTTCAGCC